GAATTGATATAATGGCGAAGCATTATTCCAAACGTGCGTCTAAAAAACGCGCGTATAAAAAACGACGCACGATTCGAAAATTGAAAACGACTCTGCGTCGTAAAATGCAGAGAGGTGGTGGTCCTGAACTCATTATAATTCAAATTATGCTTCAATTAGCACCACAAGTAATACCCGTTATTCTTTCACTTATTAAACTTGGCAATGTAGAACTTCTTATGAGTATTATTACGTTGCTATCGGGAAATCAACCAAGTATAGGTCCGGGTGGGATGGGATCGTCAGGACGGTTAGGAGGGTCAAAGTCAAATAACCGACAGCTACAACGAGGTGGTGGTCTCAAAGAAATTGTATTGGGAAAACTCGATAAACTTGCTACTAAGTTTCAGGATAAACCAGATGTGGTTGCTTGTATCGAAAAAATTAAAGCCAGAATTGAAAATGAGCCTGAACCCGCAGCAACGGCAACAGCAACGGCACTAGATAGTAGTGTCGAACTTGATTCTTTGACAACAGAATTAACAACAGATACAAGCATAACAGACGCTGATAAAGCTGCAGCTGACACAGTTGTCATGGAAACGGGAGACCCCGCATTAACAGCCGCACTGGAAGCAGCACCAGTCGCAGAAAATACTCAAGTCGATGCCCGCTTACCTCGAGCTGTAGAAGACGCCGCAAAAATGAGTATAATCCGTAAGATGATAACATTGTTCAATGAAAGAATTAAAAGTAAGATTACTGCTAAACTTGATGGTATGATTAGTAACCTTCGAGGTAAGGTTGGCGATGACGTAATTGCTTGTATTATAAGATTAAAAACCGCAATTGTAGATGATATTGTAACTCAAATAAACAGTAAGGCGAGTATTATAACAACTAAAATATTAGATACAATATTCCGTGTAGGCGGCGTAATCGCGTCAGATATTATTACATTTTTGCTTTGGAGTTCCGTACAAATTGCTATGAAGAATTATAGTGCAATACCACGAGAAGGATTAAAATTGTTAGGTAAACGGGGTATTCAAGTAGTTGGCGCTGTGGCTGTAAAGGGTCGTGCGGTGGCTGGCCGTGTAAGTAATTTTGCTGAAAGTCTTGGTGACAAAGCTGGTAGTATGTTTAGTAGTATGCGTGGAAATACAGGTCCTGTAGATGATTCGGTTTCCCAATCCCTCCTATCAGAATCCCTATCACCAGCACCAGCACCAGCACCAGCACCAGCACCAGCACCAGCACCAGCACCAGCACCAGAAGCACAACAAACAAAAGGGTTATTAGGTAGAATTGGTTCGGGATTCGGTTTCAGTCGTCCACAATAACCCTACAACAACCTCCTAACATACGACCTCCCCACATAACTATCCACACGCCCCACGCATATATCGCCATTTGCGACCTGTCGCGGAGTCGGGATACTCGTGTGTGTGATTTCTGTCACGAGAACCTTTTTGTCGCCCTGCGTCCAGTATGTATATGGCGGACTCATCATGATTTGTTTCATGCGCACGTGCATATGTACAGTCGGGTATGAAACCCGTAATTGCTGAGCCGCTTCCGAAAACCACCCATAATATTCGCTCGTATCTTCTGGGAAGGGCGTGGATGGCGGTGTCGTCGGGGTCGGGGTCGGCATTCGTCGTTCGTTCGTTCGTTCGTTCGTTCGTTTGATAATAGTAATTACAATTATTATCAATCAATTTATTCATTTCATTTCATTTCATTTCATTTCATTCAACATCCAGCCCCGCAAACTGGTTATGGACTTTCACGTTGCCGGATGTCTTTGCGCCCTTTACTTGTCGCATCGCGAATACGTCGGCACCGCCACCGCCACCGCTACCGCTACCACCGTCACTCGACGCTGACGGAATCACGACGGTTAAAGACGGAATCATCCTACCTCCTCGCGCAGGTCTAGTACTATGAAATCCGGTTCTAGATTCAACATTTTCATTGATAGTGCTCCTCTCAATCGGTCTTCCCTGACGCGACGGAAATGAACGGTGCTTTTGTAGTGACTCAGCACCGCCACCGCCACCGCCACCGCCGACGTCACTCGCCGACGCCGCCGCCAGAGGAGTCGCATTCAAGCATGCCAGTTGCTGCGCCGGCGCCAATTGATTCACATAGTTAATCACCGTGTGCTTCGTAACAAATGCCCCAGTCGGTTTCATCGTCGCCAAATACACGTCATAATGAATCTTGTACATGTGAGTCTTCAATTCCCGGTCATACTCCTTCAAAGGTTTGGCATCCTTCTTCACGTAATGCTCAATATATGCGTCATATAGTCGTTGCGTGTAATCATGAAGGCGGTCGCGGAACTGGCGAAATGCGCGTGAATGTTGTGGGTGATACTTCAAATACTCATCAATCGCGCGGTCTTTACGTAACTGGAGATACTGCGATATCAATTTCTGCTCCATCCCCTTGCGCTTCTTCACGCTCTCGTATTTGGGGTTACGCTGTTTGTAGCAGAAGCCGGTATCTTTATCGACGAAAACAACACCAGGCATCGAAACAGATCGAGTTTCAGAAGACGCATACATGCGAGTGTAATCCTCAACGGTCGCAGTCGCAGTCGCAGTCGCAGTCGCAGCATCTGTCGGCACATCATCAAGAACGCATGTCAGCGTTGAAGGCATATGTGAAACACTACCGCCAAAGTTGGCAGAAAAGATGTCGCGATCGAGACGGACTACATTGACGCCATTAGTCTCAGCTTCATGCGCACTAATTTGATACACAGCAACCAGATACAGCTTCGGAACAGTAATCACATTCACGATTTGGTTCTTCGGATGTTGAATGACGAGTGAATAGCAGTATTGCTTCGGAATCGCGTCCATACCATTTCGCAGCAAGCTAAGGACATCGCAAATACGACGGCGCAATATTTCTTGAACACCCAACCGCTGGAATCCTTTGGATGAATCTTCTACCGCTTCTGTCGGAGTTTCCGCCGCCGCCGCCACGATCTGAGCCTCCGCCTCTGCTTGAAGAATATGGTCGAATGAAACCTCGCCGACACAACTCTTCGTCGCGATAAACCACTTACCCTCATCCTCATTCCAGAATAGATTCGCCATGATACCCTCCACCAGCTCCTCTGCGACCAGCACGCCATTCACTGAATTCACATCGGAGTTCTTCTTCATCTCCTCAGTAAGAGTCGGCATCTTGGGTGGTGCGACACAGCAAATACGACCGCTTTTATCAAAAACGACTGAACGCAACCGTCCAACCGTTTCGTATTGCTCGGCGGTGAGTTTAGCACGGTCATATTTCAGTGTATAAAATAATCCGGCCGACCCAGTTTTAGAAAAATGAAGCAGAAATCCTCTATCTGCGCACCATGCTCGGATTTCATCAAACTCGGCTTTTTCATGCGAGCTCGACTTTATTTTATTCGCGAACTCAGTAAGGTCAGGAAATTCAATAGAAGATATAGAAAACATTCCGATAATCTATATAACATTATGTTTAACCTTTATATCGGTTATTGTAAGTCGTTCTGAAAAAGACGTAAATGTAAATGTAAATATATAATAACTAGATAAATTAGTAACATGGAAAAGGATGATGTTGAACCAACAATAGCTGTTGCTGCGGAGGACGCTGATCTCGAGGCCGAAGCCGAAGCCGAAGTCGAGGCCGAGGCCGAGGCCAACGCCGAGAGTGAAATAGCATCTTTGACAATCGAGCTCGGCGATATTATACGGGTAATCGCCCCTACGCATCAAGAAATCCATGACCACGTTTTTTTCGTTGATTATGTATCTTCACGTAAAATCAAACTGGTCGATACGGAAACTCTCGACGATACCATATTAAAAATTGACGCAACGGGCAACCTCGTCGATGAAAGTATAACCTCCATCGAACTTTTAAGTCGCGCCGAAGTGAAAGGGTATGTGAGGCAAAATAATTTAGTCGTATCTACGTGGGTGGATATCCGTTTCGGCGGAGATATTCCGACCATTATTACGGGTATGATTACG